CTCCAGTTGAGAGGATCGCGGTTCCTTCTGTAGTTGTACTAAGGCTATTTAATTTTGTATGGTCTGCATCCGTGAAAGTGTTTGAATCTGTCGCGCTTTCTATTGCAGCCGCCAATTGATCAGCCGTTATAGCTCCAGTATTTCCATTTACGCTTGTTACTGCATCGGTCGGGGTTGCTAATTCAGTGAAATCAGCCATTGAACCAGCCGTTCCATTATTTTTCATATATGTCTTGCTCTGATCTGATCTGACTACTACATCACCTTCCTGCGTTGTTAACGCAAGCATCGCCGTTTCGTTTGCAGCCGTTTGGATTGTGCTTAATGCAATTGCACTAGCTGATATTACATTAGAAGCGCTTATAGATACTCCATTTCCTGCCGTATATCCTCCAGCTCCAGCGGGATATGCCAAAGAAGTCCACGCTGTCGACCCATCACCTATCTTGTATTTTTTAGTATCACTTTCCCATCCAATTTCACCGCTTAACAGTGTTGGATTTGCAGACGTGAAATTTGCTGCGGTGTCATATCGCTGCTGCAGTTGTACCTTTACAGTTGTTTGGCTCATAATCGACTACCACCACCTTTTAACAACATTGTAGTAGATGTATTGGTTGAGCCTTCAAGGTCAAGGATAAAAGGATCAGTTCCATTAAACGCATAGCTACCAAATGCGGATTCACTGGGCAACGCCGCCCCTCCCCCATTCAAATTAAATGTTAATTCTATTCCAGTTAAAATTATTAATTTAACCTGTATATCTGTATAAACCCCTTTGTGTGTCTCGTTTGGTCGTGCTGCATATCTATATAAACTACCCGATGAAACAACATTAGTAGAATTTCCCCAAGTAACAGATGGTACTTGAAAAGTTAAATGCTCACCCGCTGAATCTATAAAGTGCTGTCTAATTAAATCAACATCATCCTCTACAAGATCTAAAAAAGTTAAAACTAATTTATTGTTTGTTAGAGCTAATGAATGTCTAAATACAACAGGACCACCAGAAAAAGTATTAGACTGTGAGACGTTTAAAAGCCCTAAGTCATAATTAATTTCATTCGGTTTTAAATAAGGGAAAGCATCCATAATTAAATATTATAAGGCGGTAAAAGTTCAAGGTTAATAGCAATATCAATTTGTCCTATTCCTTCATTAACTTCTGGACTTGTTGCATATCTCCATTTGTAACCAGTGGGAAAGGTTAAATTAGTAGCCGTTAAAAGATCAGTACTTAAATCAAAGGTTTCATAGTTTGCATGTGTCACATAATGATTAAGTATTGAATTAAAATCTGTTCTAGGAATACTTTTAAAAGTAAGCGTTAAAGAATGACCATAACTAGCCGAGCTATGCCTTATATTTGTCTCCTCTCCTTTCATAGTTGGTAAACTACTACTAGGGAAAGTTCCAGGGGTATAAACTCTAGAACTAGGAATAATACCAGAAGGGAAATTAGCCATAAGAATAATCACTATAAACTGTGTCTGTAGGGTTTTTTATGATGCTGTTAATCCCTTCCCATGTCGCCTGAACCCCTGCGGTTTGGTCGTTCGTAAATTCCCATTTTCCACTAATTTTAAAATAGCTACCCTTCGATCCCATGTAATTGTATAAACCTAAGAAACCAAAGCCACCGCACCCGCCCCCTGCTGCGTTGGTACCTAGTCCACCAAGACTTCCATGAACATTTGCAACTTGTACATACTGGACCGCGTTAACGCTTGCCTGCCAAGCCGTCCCACTGCCTGACCCTTTGATTGCTCCTGTATCTGTTGTATTACCTAAGAAAGTCGCTAATAAACTACAAGAATTTAAACCGGCGATTGTCAAATACCCGTCTGAACTAGTTCTATTACCTGAGCCATCATAAGTATTAAATTGAGTAAAAGAAGAACCTAACCCAGTTGTTGTAATGCTACCAGTCATAGCTGGATAAGAAGAGCCACCGCCTAAATCAATTAAATCTCTAGCCGCGATTGCCCTAGTTGCCGTTCCTATAAATCTTGCATATCGGTAATCATTTACATTAATTTCTATAGCTTTGTCTGTTCTGCCAATCTCTGTAGGTGTACCAAAACCCGAATCAGTAGAAGAATCTGGACACCTCCATTTAAAAACAATAACCTTATCAATATCATTGTGATGTGCAGTAATTACACCAACAGTTGAACCGCCAACGGTAGTTAAATCAGCCGCGTTAATTGTATTAGATGCTGAATTTTCCCATACAATAGCGTTAGGGTCTGTGTTCAATGTTCCGTCATCATTTTTAGGAATTGTCCCTCTATATGTGATCAATTGACCGCCAGCACAAAAAGGTGTAGGAACAGCCGCTGTTATTTCATCTCCTACTCTTAATGGTCTATCAGTAGTTCTATTATCAGTTAATGATGTTGAAATAGGGTTATCCAATGGATCGTCAGCATTAGACTCATCACCTAAATCACCGCCTGAATCCCCAACAATTCCAGAACCTAAACTCCCCAAATTGTACGAACTTCCATAACCTCCAATATCAAAAGTAGATGTATCAAAACCAGCACCATTAATAGTAGATAATCCACCAGGGGTGGCTAATGTTGTTTTGTTTAATGTTGTAGTTACATCACTGGAACTGGGAACAGTAAAGCCAGCACCTGCTAAATTTCCGCGAGTAATCCCAACATCTGAAAGAGTGGTAGAACTGTCAGTTCTAGAATTAACATCACAAGTAAAATCTGTTCTAGTGGTAGCTAAGACCGTTCCAGCTCCTGTGGCATTTGCTACGAATAGCCCCACCAACGAGCGCCTGGCATTGTCAATTGGAAAATGTAATAAATCCAATTTAATTAAGCCGCTACTAGATTTTTCTAGACGTTCAACCTCATATAAATAATCATGGGAAGATAAAACATTACTTCCTGTTTCTCTCCTTAATTTAACTCTTACAATATCGCCAACTGAAATTGTGCCATTAAAGGTACTGGGCCTAACTTGTATTCTCAAAGTATGCGTTATTAATTTCTTTTTCGCAGCAATGAAGGCCGCAACCTTGACTGCATGAGATTCACTAGATACATAATCTGACAGGTCGTAAACATCAAAAGGACCATCTGCCGCCTCACCATCCATTTTTACTTCATGGCTTCTAATTAGACCTATATCATTATCACTTTGCTGCCGCCAAAGAACAGTTATATTACAGCTCTTTCTCTCAGTGATAGGAATATATTGAATCTGAAAACTGCGCCCTAATATATGTTCCTCGGTGAAATTAAAACTAGGGGTTATAGCTGTTGTACAAATCGTATGATCAGCATTTGTAACTAGGCGCGGTTTGAATGTATATTTTCCATTTACCTTGGTTAGTCGTAATAAAAAATTATTAGCTGTTTTAGTTAAATAATCTTCTAAATTTACACTTTTTTCTAATACACCATTAAAAAATAAACCGTTTGTATTTGTAAAATTTGCCGCCGCTGTTAATGATGTTGTATCTAATAAATCATCAGGAATTCTTTTTGATTGCTTTAATAAATAAATAGCTAAATCAATAAAATTATTTGATGGCCCTAGTGTTGAATCTAATATTCTAGTGACGTTCATACCATCCCTTACAAATACGAAAATTTGCTTTAAATGATTTGAAGACCCATCTGGGAACGTGTTGCTATATGCCAGCGTAGACATGCCTTCATAGCCGGCGCTACTGCCTGTATAAGTTGGTAAATTAGTCCAATCAGTCTTTCCTGAGATACCAGTAGTTATGGAATAGGCAGGGACAAAAGTTCCTGCTCTTTTGTTATAGGTTTGCTGTGAGCTACCAACGCGGCAAGCCCTTTGGAATACATCTCTAAGTTGTAATTGGTTCATATCACCTTCCGACAATACCAGCATTAAATTCACTGATAATTCGTTAGTTGTTGCGTTATTTGTAAATCTTCCTTCTGTAGCTGGTGGAGCAATTAAACAACCACCAATGTCTAAACTTCCTACTGTTACCCGACGGCAAAAGACTATTGGAATTGGCGCTCCAATTTTCGCTGCCCGTTGCCTGACATCTAAGCTGGTTGACGTGTTATTAGATGCCCCTGCTGATGGTTCAGGATTGTCTATCAACCCCGACTGGTGAGGCAATAATTCAAGTGGGTCTGGTACTCTGTATTTGGTCATATCTTTATTGGATTGCCAATTAAGAAATTAGTGAATTTGCGAGGTGGTGCAAAAACACCAACAGCGCTAAGACTTGAATCAATATCTATAGACAATGTATTAAAATCACCTGAAATATTAGTAGCCAAGCCTAAAAAACTTACAATTAATGTTTGGCTACTTTCTGGTGTGACTTGTGACAATCGGCTATCAAATTCATAAACTTTTAATTCTATTAGTCTTTCTCTGCTAATACATAAAGTGAAGATGTCTATGTTTTTCTCTGTTGCTGGGATAGTTAGGCTTATTGCATTAGAACCGCTAGCCGTACTTTGAATTAATCCATCACAATTAAATGGACAATATTCATATGTCAACCCTCCCAGGCTAATACTTGAATTTGAATAATAGGACTGAAGCAATTGATAATTAGTATTGCCTGAGTAAATTCTCAAATATTGAGCTTGAGATCTATTAGACATTAAATAACCCCCTGGTATTTCCTACCGCCATAAGATCTAGAATTTTTATATAAAGACCCTGCAAAGCTATTAAGAGCGTTTTCTAAATCAACTACAGTCACATAGTTCTCTCCTTGTATTGACATCACAGGTCCAGTTTGAACATTCACAGAAGGATTAACAGAAAGGCCACTATCTCTAGAAGAAGGCATAGCCGCCTGATTTCTTAAACCTTGTGAATAGTTACGCATGAAGCCAGAAACTTTATTAGCTGGAACTATATATTCACCGCCTCCATCTCCTACAACTGCTAGCTGTCCACTATTAGAACCTGAGACATAACCGCCTTCATTGTATGCGTTTACTTTTTGACTTCCACCCGTAGATGGTGCTGAAAGTTCACCACTAGTAGATTTACCAAGATTTTTAAAAAGGTCTGTAAATAACTTGACTATCCTTTTATAAAAATTTTTAAATTTAGCAAATAAAATTTCATTTAAAAAGTACTCAACACCTCCACCAATAAGCTCCCAAGCATCATTAAACGCTGATGGTAAAAATTCTTTTATAAAATCTCCTACTTTCTCAAAACCATGTTTTACAAAATTTATAACTGCATCAGCAGCTTTACCCATTAAATAAAACGCCCCAATAAGCAACCATAATTTCCCAATAAGCAAAACGCCACCCATAGCTAAGCCTTTCATCCCAATTGCAGTAATTCCTAATCCTTTTGCAAAGATAGCTAAACCACTAATAATAATACCTACAGGAATAAGAAGAGAAGCAAGAGCAAAACCTATACCAAGAATAACTTTGACACTTGATGGAATTTTTTCATTTGCTGCTATAGCCCAATCTAAAAAACCATTTAAAGCCTGTATTCCTTTATTTACTTGTGGCAGAAATTCTTCTCCAATTTTGTTAGCTAAAACTATAAAATTGTTCCATAATTTTTGGAGTTGTGCGGATGTAGTTTTACTTATTCCTGCAAATTCCCTTAAAACAGAACCAAAATTTTTAGAATCATCACTTACGACCGCTAAAACTTCTTTAAATCTAGTCATATTATTTACTAGTCCAATAATCCCCTTGGCTCCTTGTTCTCCTGCAAATTCTTTAACCGCTGATAACATCTCACTTTCTGGTAGTTCTGAAATTCTTGTAAATACATCTAGAACAGTACCCATTCCATCCTTGAACATATTAGACGCTAGCTGAATCATTGGCTCCAGCTCCATCTGCTTAACTTTCTCTTCAATCCCATTTTTTAACGTTTCTAAAGCAGATAATTCTTGTGTTTCTAATACTTTTAATTTCTTTTCATTTGCTCTGACCTCTAACTCTTGTTGATCATCTAAATCTCTTCCTAATTGTCTTCTCCTATCTTCCATACTTCTACGATGTTTTTTAAGTTCTAAATCTAAATTGTCTTCAATTATTCTTATTCTTTCTTTTTGTATTTCTGTCATTCCTTGTTTTTGCTCTCTTGCCTGTTCTCTGATTGCGTCGGTTCTTGCTCTAGCATTTCTCCTTAAATTCTTTGTTACCTGATCGCTCTCATCTTCTAATGCTCTTTGTGCAATAGTCTCCAAATCTTCATAACGTCTTCTAACTTCTTTTAATACCTGATCAGTTTCATTCCTTGCTGATTCAATCCGCTTTCTGCTTTCTTCTTCTACCACTGTTGTCATTCTTTTTTCTTCTGCTGCTGCGTCTACAGTCACATAACCAAGCTTTCTCATTAGATCAATCTGACCCTGGGTAGCACTAGCCCCAGCCGTCATAGCACCAAATAAAGACCTAACCGCTGTAGCAGCTACTCTAGATTCTATTCCTTGTTCAATCATTGCTGTTCCAAGTGCTGCAATGTCTTTTCCTGCAAGACCCGCCGCACGTCCTGAACTCGCCGCCCTAGTCATAAATTCAGTTATATCTTTTGCGCTCAAACTTGCTGATTCTGCCAGAGTATTCATATGGTCAGCCAATAACATGGTTTCATCCATAGTTGCGCCAAACACAACCTGCATAGATGCCATAAAAGAGCCAGCCGCTTCTGAAGTTAAATCAAATGCAACTCCAACTTTTCCTGCTGCTTCTGCAAATTTAGCAAAATCTTTCTGAGCAAAACCAGCTTGTCCTGCCGCCGTGAATAAATCAGCTACTTGATTAACAGTAATTGGTAAGACTTTGCTTAATTCAAATATTTCATCTTTTATTTTTTCAACTCCTTTAGCGTCAATATTATCTAAAACTTTTGTTACTTCAGCCATTTTGGCTTCAAAAGTTATAGCCGATTTAATCGAACCAAGTAAAGCAGTTCCAATTGAAGCCGCACTAACAGCCGCCGCTTGAAATAATTTAGAACTTAAAACTTTTTTGATACTTCTAGAAGCCTGATTAGCTGCTTTCTCTGTTCCTTTAAACGCCTTTTCTATCTTGCCAATATCGGCAGCATTACGGACTTTAACCGTTAATTTTAAAATACTATCTAAATTTAAAGCCATTATTTGAGCCTCTTGCTTTTAGCTTCTGCCCTTCTTTGCTCTTCTTTTTGGCTCTTTGCAATTCGCTCTAGTGCGTACATTTCCATTACTTGTAAATCCTCTATTAATGATTTCATGTCTGACACTTTGTAGAGGTTACAAAATTGCATAACTACCCCATAGTCTAAACCAATATAGCCGTTTGGGCCTGTTCGCCATTGAGTCTGAACCCTAAGAAACATTAAAAAGACTTCTTGATGGTCGGGCCATAATTCAAATTCTCTTCCTCTTGCTACATTTTCTGGAAGTTCTATTCCTAATACTGCTGCATCTTTAGCTATTTGATCTTCCTGGCCGTTGTTACCATCAAAGAGATAATCAACAGCCTCGGTTAGTTTTTTCTTTTTGCAGTCTCTAAGCTATCAAACCAAGCTTTTACAATTTGACCTGCAACAGTTGGAATATCTAATAATTCATTTAATCTTTTTTCACTAAATTTAATCTCTTTGTTTTCTTCATCTACAACGCCATCCCAACCTAAAATTATTTCCTTGGCGGCCTCTTGGTCCTCTAACATTTCATCATCATCAATTGCGCCTATTTCCATTTTCCTAGCAAGCTTTCTAATCTCACTAATACGGGTTTGAGTTAACCTTTTAAATTCAACATCAAAAGTAGACTTCTCTTTATGCCCACCATCAACAGGGATAATTATAGTTACGGGCCAAGTATAGGAATTGCGTTTTTTAAGTGTTAGAGCCATTGAAGATTAATTTTCTTCAACAGTAAGTAATTAATTACTATTAAGCAACCGTAATATCAACTAAAAGTAAGACGTATTTCATCATTACCTGTGTTGGGAACCGGCGTAAAAGAAATTTCAAGCATGGATATTCCGTCAGATTCGGAGTAAGTAGGCTGTGTTATATCTACGGTAGGCAATACTATAGAGACGATATTTCCTGAAGTTGTGCCATGTTGTAGGCATACCAAATTAGTCGATCCACTTTCGGCTTCTGTGAAAAAGTCTTTAGCTGCAATAGTTGGAGTTTCAATTGTGGCAGAACCTGTTGGCTGTCTATTCGTTAATAAAATTGATTTATCAGTACCCACTAATTCTCTTGGCACTGTTTCACAAGCAAGATCAAACTGGAATGATTGAATAGCCGCTGATGAATAACCAGCAAAGTTAGAAGCTACAGTATTTCCTTCTTTAAAAAGTACGGGTGTTGTCTGGTTGCTGTACGTCGCTGTCGCAGGCGAGGTGTCTGTTGGAGACGAATACAAGCCAATCATGGAAAATGTAATCGTAGGAATTGACCCAACCTCTAGTGAAAGTTGATAACTCCCTCTTGCACCAAGAATCTTGTGCTGGATTCCATCGTTGTTATATAAAATTGCTACTGAACCAAAGGAACCACTTACAGGCGAATAATTAACATTTGCAGCAATGCTATATGAACTAGATGCACCAGGCACAAAGGTAGCCGTTATTGGCTGGCAGGTGCATACTTTTGAGCTACCAACGTAATCAGTTATAAGCGCCTTATGGCCTGAACCTGTACCACTACTTAT